CACTTATTACATTTCCCTCTTTGTCCCGATCGTACTCATATTCTGTGATTTCTTTATATGCGTTCGGTGTTCGCTTCGGGTCAATAACTATAGTCTTTGTCTGTAAGAATTTGAAACCATACTCGATACTTCCCGGTCCTTTGATTGCTCCTCTTGCAGGAAGTCCGGCATCCCGGAAGTCATTCACAGACTTAGGTTCCGCAGAATCACATATCATTGTGTAATCGTCATAGCCTTTTTTCTTGATCCAATCAGCAGTCTTGGAGTTGCTCCATTTATTTACATACAATTCGTCAATCAGATATATCTTTTCTCTGGCAGAATCGTAATAAGTTCGGAGATAGCAGAAGGCATCCGGGTACCATCCATAATCTACGCCAGCGAAAATACGATCCATGCGGCTGATCTCTTCGTCTGTAATATCTCTGATTTCCAAATATTCAAATACGTTTCCGCCGTCACCATTCGGAACGCCCAGGTATTCATGCTCATAGGCTTCTGGATTGATTTCTTTCAGGTGTGCTGCATCGTCAATAAACTTCTGCCCGAGCCACTCCGCCGGGGCTTCCAGATAGCTCGAATGATGAATAACTCTTTTCGGGTTAGGCGTGAGCTTGATCCTGTTTACCCAGTTTGATTTCGATTTTGGCGGATTATATGATGAAAAATCATAGGACTCATCACCACCACGAAGTACCGACTGATTAACAGAACGTTCTTGAGCATCTCCCTTCATTTGATCTTTTTCTTCTTTCCAGAGGATTCCGATATATCCAAACTCCGGCTTAATGGATTTCAGTTTGGTTTCATCGTCCAGACCACGGAAGTATATTGTCTGTCCAGTTTTAATGTACTTGATCTCAAGCGGTGACACCTTACATTCAAATTCTTCCATTAGTCCAAGTTCGTTTATAGCCCATTTCATGTTAGCATATACGGAATCTTTCAGAGTTCCAGCTACCTGCCTTGTAATGCAGGCATGCATCTGAGGATTATTCTTGATAAGCTCAACAATTTTAAAAGCCACATAAGAAGATTTCAGACCGCCTCGACCGCCCTCGAATACATATTCGATATTAGGCTTGATTTGCCGGTTAATGTCCACAAACGCCTTTCCGAGTACTCTGGCGGGAAGTTCATATTTGCTTTCGTCTGATTTTGAAACAGCTACTAACTGTTCCCATTTGTCCACTGCTTGCATATTGCCTTTGATGGCCTTTGCATATATAGATGCTGCTACAACAGCGTTGTTGTTTGCGTCCTCGTCGGATATTCCCATTTTGGCGAGCTTTGCTCGAGCATTGTCGGGTGCTGGATTGTCAGCTATCATTTTCGCAAGTTCAGAGAGGGTTTTCTTCCTGCGGCGAGCCTGCCCGGAGGCGATTCCGCCTTTCCTTCCGTTTTCTCTAACTTCGCTCTTGCTTTGCATACTGCCAGGTCTTAAGTTTTTTTCATTCGCCATTTGCTATTCATTTCCTTCTACCCCTCTGATTAATTTTGCTTTATTTCCTGTGAATTTTTCCCATCTGTCCACTATCACGTCACAATAGGCTGGATCATATTCCATCATCCTACATCTGCGGTCCATCTGCTCACAAGCAATTAATGTGGAACCTGAGCCTCCAAATAGATCAAGAACAATATCTCCACGCTCTGTTGTGTTCCTTATTGCGAATTCTGACAACTTTATTGGCTTTTGCGTAGGATGAACGTATTCAGAAGAAGAATCTTTTTTTATAGTCCATACGGAACCGATTCTTTTTCCAGTTATTTCCTTGCCATTATTTGCACATAGTATAACTTCGTAGTCAGTGCTGAAAGTATGCTTCAAGTCACCAATTCCGCCTCCGCCTTTGTTCCAGATAATCATATTCGTTAAATCATGATATTTTTTAAATAGCGGTATCCATTTATCTAATACTTTCCACGTCGTGCATATGAATATAAAACCATTGCACACAAGTTGTATGCTTGGGAAAAAATCTAATATTTTATCATCGTTTTCAATGACGTCGAACTTCTTGCTTTTTTTTCTTAAGTTACTTTGATATTCATATCCATAAGGCGGATCAGTGAAGCACATATCAGCTTTTTCTTCATACATTAGTTTCTCGACATCTGTGATACATGTACTATCTCCGCATAAAAGTATATGCTCCCCCAGCTTCCACATATCACCTTTTTGAGTGACAGGATCCTCTGGAACGGTTCCTTGGTATTCATCTTCTTCAGCTTCTAGTTCTTCTGATTCGAGTTCAAAGCCAAAATCAGTCATATCAATATCGAATATTTCTTCGATTTCGCTGTCCAGCAAATCTAAATCCCATTCTGCCTTTTCAGATACTTTATTGTCAGCCAAGCGAAAAGCTTTTATCTGTTCGTCTGTCAAATCATCGGCAATAATACATGGTACGCTCTTGAATCCGAGTTTCTTTGCTGCTTTGTATCGGGTATGCCCAGCAACAATTACGTTGTTCTTATCAATAACAATCGGAACTTTAAAGCCAAATTGTTTTATGCTTTCAGCGACGTAAGGAACTGCATCATCATTTTTTCTTGGGTTCTTTCCATACGGTTTTATGTCTTTTAATTTAATTTCTTGAACATTCATATTGAATTTGCCTCCAATTGGCTATAAAATCCCATAATACTACTTCTGAGTATATTTTACCACAGAACCTTCAAAAAGTTGTGGTACATGTTTGAGGAATTTTGCGTTAAAAAAGAGCCGGTAAATACCGACTCTCTAATTTTATTCATTGCTTTGTAATTTCCTGATCGTCTCGCCCTGATCTCCCGGACACCCCATGAAGCACTCCGGGCAATGCTCGTAAAATGTGCATCTGATGCAGTCATGCGGACTGATTGAGCTGCAATATTGATGTAGTACTGAGAATGCTGATATGGCGAGCTGCGGGGTTATGTCTGGTGTGAGCTTGTCTGACATATTTATCGCTCCTCTCTTACCATCTTCAACGTAAACTCTGAAACATTTGAATATGAGATCGCAAACTCTTCTTTTCCATCCATTTGATTCATAAACCATTCAAATACAGAGGCAATTGCCATATCGGTTACGTCTTTTTTCTCACCAACCCATAAGCCTTTTTCTTCGTTTACATTCCCATAGTAGATAGTATTTGTAATAGGGCTAGCGCCCATTGCTTTGATAGTTTTACTTGCCATTCTTCATTTCCTCCAACTTCTTCTCAGCCTCCTCGTGGGTGAGAAATACTATTCTTCCAATATCTTCTAAACGGTAGCAACTTTCTCCCATATATTCTTTGTCTATTGCGTCAAACCTTACAGCACGTTCATTTTTGTAACAGAGAAAATGAATTTCTGAAACAGTCATCGGAATAATCGGTTGCTTGGCTCCGGCATTCACTCTATAAACCGTGTCTCCAACCTTGCACGGCAATCTCACAAGCAAGCCCTGTTCTTCTAATGTTTCGTACTCAGCAAGCTTTTTGCAAACTTCATTTACCAGATTACAATTATTGTCAATGCACTTTCCCATTCCACAGCATGGCTCTTCAAAGCATTTAGGAAAGTAAGCGTTTCCGATCTCAGTTATCTTTGTTAATCTCTCCATCTACTTCACCTCTTCCAACTGACTTTCTACGGTATCTGCAAGTAGCTTCAAGGCCTCAATAAATGATCCTGTCAATGCTGTTCTGTCTGGGTATTTAGCGAATGTTCTGACAAGGCTTACTGCGTCCTTGATTTTTTCTTCATCTTCAATGATTTTGGATGCTTCTTTTATAGTTTCTTCGTTGCAGTAAATTGTAATCTTGTTATTATAGAATTTTAGCAAATTTGGAAATACAATTTTTATAGGTTTTAAATTGTTTTCTGCTCCCCATGTGAATCCCTGAAACTTTGCCATTTTCAGAACACTCAAATATTCTTCCTGTGTTTTTACAAATATGCTTTTTCCTGTTAAATTAATCATCTGCTTCTCCTCTCCTTTTCAATCCATTTCCACCAAAGAATCACATATACTGTTCTTTTAAAAAATAAACCGTAACACTCTTTATGAATTGAATCAAAATTCTCTCGTCCAATCTCCATTGCTCTTTTCCGTGCCTGATCTAATGTTTTACACGGCTCTTGACACAAAAACCACATGATTACTTCACCTCTCCTGTAATTTCTCGCAAACAAGCGTTCCAGCCAATCTTAAAAAGTGGCTTGAAATCTCCAAGTTTCCGGTCTTTCTCGTTATCGAATTTCTCCGGCAGTGGTTTCAATGGACACCAATCGGGTTTAGATTGACGATATCCGTATATACAGTCAATTAGTTTCATGTCATTTTCGCTATCCCCATTGGTTACATAGCAATATGCATATTCTCTATTTTTTGTCCTGTATTCTTGACAAAATATACAATCCACACAAGTTTTTGGTGTATCAATCACTAATACTGATTTACTCATTCAACTCCACCACCTTTCACAATTTCGATTGCTTTATCTAATGCATTTCCTACATTTTCATAAGCAACATCTAGTTTTTTATCTCCTGTATTTGCTATTGAAAGCCAATACATCGCCTTTAAATCTTCCAACTGCTCAACAACCTTGTCCACGTCAAAAGCTGCTAGCTGTCTATTAATACAATTAATAAATTCTTTTTGGCCAGAACTAATACTTGTGCCAATTTCCCAAATTTTGATGTATTTGATTAATTCGTCTGCGTCTATTAACCTCATCTTCTATCCTCCCGATAAAACCTCTTTTTATTCTCTTTTCTCCACTCAGAATACGTTTTAGGCTTCGTTCCTAGTGGGTGCGTACCGGCAACAAAATAGAGCCAGTAAGTTTCCATTATCTTTTCCGGACCATAAGCGTTAAATTTCATACAATCCATCTTTGCGATATTTTCGGCACAATATTCAGACGGAACTATCGGCAACGAATATCCTACTTCATAAATTGTAAACCCCCATTTACCCGGAGCAACATAATATCGTAGCAACCCATTTTTCAAAAGATATTCTTTTTTGTAAATAGATCTCGTCTTCATTCCTCCTCCCACACTCCCAACAACCGCATTCTCTCATACAGTACAGCGACGGTCTTGCGCCTGTATCCGTAGAAGTCCTTAGGGTTCATCGGGACATATCTTTCTCTACTGATTTTCCTATAGCTTTTCCGGTGTAAGATATTCTCAATAACCATATCCGCTATCACCGTGTTTTTCGGGCAAGCTGACAAGGCAGCACCGGAAAGCAAGTATCCGTACTCTGCCGGGAAGTCTTTCAGCATCGTATTCAGTTTTTCTATGTCCTCTGCCGGAATACCGTAGTCTTTCAGCTTTTTATTCCTTGTCAGCATACCGTTGCTCCTTTCTATTCGTCTGGGTGGTACTTGTCGTACATGATCGCTATGCATACGAGACCAGCCACTCCGAATATGGTTCCAAGGGTGAATCCTAATAAGAATGCAATCATGACTCATCCTCCTCAACATAATCTTCGCATTCCTCTGCGTATTCATAGCTGTCCATCATGTCGCACCGGTTATCGCAACCGCCTTGCTTATCGCAGCAAATGCAGCATTCTGTTTCACCGTCCGGACATTCTAATTTACATCTCCCCATTAATCCAGTCTCCTTCTTTCTCAAAATAAATGTATCTGCTGTTTTTCTTGACCGGCTCCGAAGTATCAATACCATACTTTATCAGCAAACCTCTCCAAGATTTAAACTCTTTTAGTCTGACCTTGAATCTGGTGTAGGTCTTGCCATCCTTTTTTAAAATTTTCATTACCATGCTCTAATCCTCCTTATATGGTTCTGGAAGCGGTCGCCATGCCGTGACGCCTTCGCAGTTTAAATGCCATGAACCGTATATACAATACCCAACGCGAACGAATGTCGTTCCTCTGCGGGTCTTACATGATACAAGAACTGTCGTATCATCTTCCGGTAATCTCTCACTGACTGGAATCCATCCATTTTCTTTCTCGTCATCCATATTTTCGATATAATCCATGATTTTAAGTCCCAACTCATAAGCCGTTCCTTCAAAAGGTTTCCCGTATGGATTTATTGTTCTTTTTATGTAATCGTATATTTTACGTTTATCGCTCATACTTCCACCTCCTCATAAGTTTCTCTGAATATGTCTGGCTTACACGGATAAAATTCACCGTGAACACCACGGATGATATAATCGTCAATGTTCGCCAGATGTTCGCCCTCTAATGTCTTAATAACCAGGCCGCCTGGAACCTTCCAATGGTCAATATAGAAATTCTTACCTTCTGCCGACATGTACTGGTCTGTACACTGATAGTCCGTCAGGAAATCGAACATTTCTCGATGATTTGTACCAGTCCACTGAAGTGCATCAATTACAACTGGTTTCTTTCTGTACTTCATACTTTCACCTCACTATCATCTGGCATCTGAAACAGGATTGTTTTTCTTATCTCATTTCCATAGCCTTTTAATACAGCAATTCCACGTGCCACACTTTCTTTTGTATTATAGCTTCCTGTGTATGCTGATCCCGCCAGCCCGTTGCCAACAATTTCGCCAGATTTGTATTCCATGTATGCTTCCTGAATCATATCCAACACTTTCATGGCTTTTTCTTTCGATGAATAATCCCCAAGCACATAGCTATCTTTCCAATACATGGTTGCATGTCCCTTACCGTCGCCTAAAATCTCTATAGCAATCGGGCCTTCCATATTAGCTAAAATTTCCTTGCCCTGACTTCTAATTAACATTTTCCATCCTCACTTTCCCCATGTAAGCAACTGGCGCGCTATTGTGCAGTCCTCCATGATTGATTTATCCGAATGCTACCTGTCCGTTATTCTGTAAATAAATCATCGGCGCAGCTTTGCGTTCTCCGACTTTCAGATACGGGCAATTAGCTTTCACGAGCGCTTCTGCCATAACTGGCACAACACTGTTCCCGATTCTTGCTACCTGTTTTGCAATCGGGTAATTTCTCCATTTATAGTCCCGATCAATGATGTAATCTTTTGGAAATCCCTGCATCACCTTTAATTCTTCCGGCTTTAGCATTCTGAGAAAGATATCTGAAATAATGTATTTCTCTCCATGGATATCAACCAGAACATTTACTAGCCCGAATCTATCTTTTGTGGTGATAGTCCCGAGTGGCTCATTAAGTACCTGTCCGCATCCTGTCCCATAATATTTAACCAGAAAGGCGGATATCACACCGAAGTGACCTGGTGATGTGGTTATTGTATACAACGGTTCATCACATCCTTGACTGATTCCAGTCTTGTAATATTTCGTGATAAAAGCTGTCACAAGACCATATCTGTTTGATGTATCAATAGTCTTAATCGGCTCAGTCAGTAATTGTCCTCTGGAATCGCCTTGCCTGGTTTCTCCATGGTACTGAATGATAAATGCCAGTGCATCTTTACTCTGCACAATGTAAGGATCTGGATTATCAACGATATATTTTTTGATTCCATTTGCAATGCGTTTCTGTGTTGCTTCTGCTAATGGTTTTGGACGGTCAAAGATGCTTTTGCCTAAGTCTGACCAATCAATGTAGTCTCCACACTGTTCGTATCGTTTCAGACCGTCTATTCCGAAACGATTATGCGTAGGATTTGGCCATATTATCTTCTTTCCATCCATGCGAAACACTGCATACCAACGTTTCCTTGTAGTCGGTGCTCCGTAATCCGCAGCTACCAGTTCCCGGCTATCAAATTCATAACCGATATTTTCCATTGCTGAAATAAATTTTCGATAATCTTCACCGGCTCTTTCCTTGATCGGATGCCCTTTCTCATCTAATGGTCCCCATTGTTGTATTTCTTCCACGTTCTCCATAATGATTACATCTGGAAGAATTACTTTTGCGTGTTTATATACAGCCCATGGAAGAATGCGAAGCCCCCGTTTCCTCGGCTGACCGCCTTTCGCTTTTGAATGGCTTGTGCAATCAGGACTCGCCCACATCAATGCCACATGTTGATCTCCAACATATTTCTGCAAATCTACTTTGAAAATATCCTCTGTCAGATGCAGTGTTCCAGGGTGATTTGTCTTGTGCATCAGGATAGCGTCGGGGTCGTGATTGATTGCTATGTCTACTGGTCTTCCGAGTGCCATTTCGATTCCTACAGATGCCCCGCCACCGCCGGCAAAGCAATCTATGATTAAATCTCTCATCTATACTCCCATTTTCTTAACCAGATTCTTATTCATCTCATCAAATATTACATCTGTGTTCTCTTCAATGTCCTGCATCATGCTCAGGACGCTCATTTCGCCCTCATTTGCCATTTTGACGTATTCGTTGGCAGTCTGCATGACTGCGAGCAAACGTTTCGTAGAAAAGCCATATAAGCGTCTCAGGGCCATCATCGTTGTAACGACGTTAATCGTATCAGCCCAATCTTCTCCATCGTTGAATCCGTTTTCGTAAGCTTCTTTCTCCATACTTTTAATCTGGCTATGGCAGTTAATCATAGCCCGTCCGAACGCCTGAGCTGCCTGGTTGGACTGAGCTAGAGGAAATCTCTGCTTCCGCGGCTTTGCTTTAAGTTTGCTGCTCACGCTTCACACACCTCCTGATCTGCCCTGTAACGGCTTCAAACTGCTTAAGCAATGAATTGTCGTCATTCCGGTTCAAAGTCCGATCATAAGCCGGAGAAACGTCCCACAAATCATTTACGAGGACGCCGCGCGCCACGCTGTTGAGTAGTGCGCTCCGATGCGCTCCCGTGATACTCATGATCTCGTCAAGAGTGAACTCTCCAACATATTCAGCGCCTTTAAACAGCTCATACAGTTTCATGCTTCTTCCTCCTTGTCACGAACTCATATCCTGTCAACCGGAACGCTCTCGGTGTCTTCGGGTGATCCGTTTCGATCAATCCATCCGTTCGCAGCATGTCCATGTGGCGAAGCACCGTGGCATTTGACACACCGACACCGTCGGCAATCTCTTTGTAAGACGGTGCGTACCGATGTTCCTTGATATATCGGCAGATGTACAGATATATGTCTTTGTGAATCTGCTGACCTTCTTTATATTTCTGTTTGTACATTTTTTTTCCTCATTCCTCTCTGCTTAGAATTAAGAAATCTATGAAAAGCTCTTATGTTGTCAAGCAAAAATTGTCTATCGTTCTCATTCGGGCACGTCCCTGCCAGTTCTCCCAGCTCTGTACAGGTATCATAGACTTTACTGGAATATTCGTCTGTAAGCTCTGCTGAGTAGAACTCTTTTATAGCTTTCCAGTATTCTGTCATAAATTTTTGTATGATAGGAATATCTTTTGCTTCTACTTCCATCCTCCACCTCCCTTATATGTAACCTATTTGAAAAATCCGGTTTCATTTGGGTTACAAAAAAATCCAGTATTTATGCGGGTTTGTAGTGTTTGCAACCGTGTAACCGTGTAACTCACACATTTCCTATATAGGAGAAAAAAATAATTTCATTCTCATATTTTTATTTTTCTATCTATATATATACGTTTCGAAAAGTTACAAGGTTACTCGGTTACAAATTAATCGAATACCGGATCCGATATCTGGAACAAACTCGCTTTTTGCTCTTCCAGGTATCCATCAAGATCATTCACCACTTTCAAACAGCAAAACTTTTTTGGATTCCTGCTTTCTGACTCTCTCTTCAGAACGTTACCGTACTTATTATTGGAAATAACAAGCCCCATTTTCATGCCCCATGACAAAAACGCCTTTTTGGAATATCCGCCATTTTTGCAGATATTATTGAGCGCAGTGGGATAGAAGTACACTAATCGGTTCATTTCTTCATCTTTTTCAATGGGATCCCCCCATTTTTCACAAGGCGTATCAACGTCAAAACGTTGCTCATTCATAGAAATCATATCCACCAGGTACTCATAACAACGTTCATTCGGAGACACATCTGATACATCAGCAAGAGTGTTTTTGGCATCTTGTATATCAATATACTGCATGTCCTTGAAAAGCATATCTGTGGCGATTCTATCTGCAGTCAGAACAATTGATAAGGAAAGTAGCTGTTTATCCGTTTTATCGTCTGATGCGATTTTTTTCAAAATCTCCTGCTGGATATTTTTAATCTTATCAACACTCATTTCTTCCAGCGCCGCCACGAAGTCTTTCCCAGCAAAGCCATAGTTTTTCTTAAGAATATCAATAGTATCTTGCGGGTTTTCGAACAACTTATCATGCGTGCATTCTACTTCAAGGATACGGTTTACAGCGCCGCCCTGGTTCACGTAGGACTGCAATGGATACTCACCGTTTGTGAGGATACACAACTTCCACGTGCTTTCTCTTGTTAACCCCAGTTCTTTGTTGGACCTGGTTTTTCCTTGACCGGAACAGAGATCATACACGATTCGCTCAAAGTTTTCCTCAATCTTCTTATCCTTCTGGCTTGTATCATCAAGGATAAGGGGGAGATTATTGAGCATGTCAGCTTTTACTTCCAGGCCAACATCCGAACTCTTGAAGTTTCCTATATACTTGTTTTCGGACGGATCCGCCCAGACCGAAGCGGCCAGCATGTGGGTAACAGACTTTCCGTTTCCAGTAAGGCCCCATAAATCGGTAAAAAATGGAAGTGCATCCAGTGGCTTAATCAGAACGCTGGCGAAAGACGCTGCCAGCATAAACTTAATTTCGAATTTATCCTGCTGCCTGATCTTTTTTACATGCTCATACCAAGCTTCCCTATCTCCTTTTACCTGAATGGCTTCAAAAAGTTGCCTGAACTTCGCATCCCCATCAAATATGATTTCCTCACTGTATGGCAGAAAACCGTCTCCAATCCATCCAAGCTTTCCGGACGAATATTGTATTTCTATGTACTCATCGTTCAGATTTTCCACATCCGATAAGTACCTTACAAGGTGTTTAGCAGTTTCTGATGTTACAGCTATCCCGTTCTTGGATAGCCCTACAATCTTGGACGCAGTTGCTACGACATCTTTTGGAACAATAATCTCTTGCCATCTATTGTTACGTTTAAAGGCAATTTTTATCTGCTCCTCGCCTGTCTGAATATTTTTTAGGCGTTCAACCGGCAATATAGGATGATAGCAGGCCCTAACATCTGTTATTCCAGTAGTAGAATTCCAAGTGCAAATTCCATCGTCTGCTGCAATCCAGTTTCCACAGGCCATTCTATCATATGGACTATCCGTAAAGTTCGTATAGTGTTCTACAAGGCTAGCTTCTTTTAATTGCCTCTGGATGTCTTCCCGTTCTTGCCTTTTTATATCTTTTTGCACTTTTTTGTATGCGTTTACCACGCTTGTAAACTCTGTTTTGCACCTCAATTCAGATGCTCGAAGCGCAAGGCTGGCCAACAGTTCAGCCCTGTAAATCTCATCCTCCTGATTGAACACCTCATCCAGCACTTCCCGAGACATGATGGATTTCGAATCCAACTTGTTCAAAGGAACCATCTATATCACCTCTTTTCTAATACGGTATACCATTCAATTTTCCATGCAGGTACAGTGCTTTTTGAAGTGCATTCCATGCTTCACACCATCTGTCAGAAAGAGGGCTCCATCGCTCGATTTCTGCCCGATAAAAGTCAATATCAGACAAGCATTCTTGCAGCTCGGCCTTTTTCTTCTGTTCTTCCTTCTGACGCATTTTCATCTGTTTCTGATGGTGATATATTGCCATTCTGGAAGAGAAATCTGGTTTCTGGTAAGTTCCTCCAAGTATGGTAAAAGCTGTCTTAAAATCGCAATTATCCATGTTCTGAACAAACGTAAATATGTCACCTGTTGCACCACAACCGAAACAATAATAGCTGTCTTTGTAGATCTTCATAGATGCAGTACGGTCGCCGCTATGAAAGGGGCACTGTATAAAGCCGGCTCTGTTTGGAACCATGCCATATCTATTCAGGACATCTCTCATACTGTTCTGCTGCTTAATTTCTTCTTTCGTCATGTCAGTAACTCCACGATTCGCCGTCCAGTCTCTTCTTTTGTACAGAATTCAAATCGGACGCCGTATTTATCTCTGATCGTGCAAAGAGATTTGCACAACTGGCAACCATCAACAGCCTTGTCCGATATTACAGTCTTAACCTTTTTACCGTTTACTGTCTTCCAGATAACTTTGTGCTTTCTTGGATTCTCCCAGAAATACACGTCACCTACACTCTTGATATCTGACCCATGTTCGCAAAGAATAATTAGCTGTATACCTGCTTCGCGGGCCCTGATAAGCTCCGCCTTGAATCTTTCGTGTTGCTGGCAGACATTTCCACATAGCTCTTGTAAATCTTTTTTGCGGTCAATACAGAGCTTTGCATTGTCCAGCGATTGATAATCACCGCAATACAGTTTCGAGCGAAAATACTGCACTCCAAGGCTATCAAACTGACTCTGAATCCGTTCCCATTCTGATTTATGTTCCCTCGTGTCCACTTGTATAACCATTAAAAACACATCCTTTTAATTAAATGGAAGTTCTTCGTCAATTCCATCTGGAATACTCATAAAGTCTGTACCTGCCGGATTCGTTCCCATGATAGCTTCTTCTTTCAGATGATCGTCATAGGCCCTTGTGGTACGTTCTTTTGGAATATCAGCATCATTTATTCCTTCAATACTACGGAATCTGGCGAGTTTGTGACGATTAATTTCTCTGTTATCGTACCAGTCTTTTTCAACCCCAAAGACACCGCCGATCAGTTTACTCTTGAACTGCTGCCCGAAGTTATCGCCCCACTTAACAGCAAAGCCCGGATTTGACTTTTCTACGCATGTAATGAATGTTTTGAGATTACGAACACCATAATCTACACTCTCGTCAATAACCATGTAGTTTGTGCCTGCATTCGGGTATTTCTTGTCTGGACGAATATCGTTCTCAAACTGCTTCATAAAGTAACCTGCCTGCTCGTCTCCATCTGCAAAATCAAACAGGATAACAATCATATTCAGTCCGCTCTGAGACTGACGTTCAGACACCTGTTTAATCACCATTTTATGACCGCCAAGCTTAATTGGTTCAAATTCTCCTGCTGCCTGTGTAGTATCGTAATTATTTGGTTTCTGCATTATCTGTTCCCCCTAATTCATAATAATCTCTAATAACCTTATCCACCTCTGCAAGGTCGTTACCAATAGTTAAACTGTCAAACATTCCAATCGGGGACTTACTTACTGCTCCCTGGCTGGACTGAGTGACAAATAAGTGTTTGCCGCTCTCTTCGATGCAGCGAAGAACGATGGTAAACATACCCTCGATGCAAACTTTTTCGTCCAGAAGCTTACCAATTGTCTTAGGTTTTACTTCCCCGGAATCATCTTTTTCTTCATGCATCATAAGGTAAACAATTTTATTCTGCGGTACTTTTGTTACAATGAACTGGATAAGATTCCAGAAATAGTCTCCAATATCATTGTACAGAGCGAATACTGCATTGCCTTTTCCGGCAGAAGCATGTCCTTTCATGAAATGATTCGTAATAAGATAACCTGCATCATCAATTACGATTGACTCCGCTTTTGATGCGATCAGGCACTTCATTACCTGCTGGTAATCATCTGTAAACCATCCGTCAATCTTGCCTTTAAACGGAAGTGGTTTATTTAATACTCTAATAAGATTCCAGTGTTCATTCTGGCAGTTTCTAAGACTGGTGCTCTTGCCAGAACCAGATTTTCCAATAATTAATACTGGTGTTGCCATTGCTATTCCTCCTTGTCATAAACCACATGCTTGCTGCCCTCAACGATCAGTAAACTTGCGATATCTTTCATGGATAAAGTTGATTCATTATAGATTTCAACCAGTGCGTTATATGCGCCTGGTGAAACTTTCACAACCGGATTGTCCTTATCGGTTGCCGGCTGCTTCTTTCTTGCCGGAATACGGATTTCAAATTCGCTCACCGATATTTTCCTCCTTATACGATTTCTGAGCCGTTAAAAGCCCATTTAAGGCCTGCACGTAGCTTGCCAATGTTCTTGCCTTGTATGAACTCTCGATGTAGTTATCAGCTACAAGGGAAAGCTGCTCGTCTATCAGAGCAAGGATTTCATCAATTCTCTCCTGCATCTTTTCTCACCTCGCTAAAGAAACAGTAAACATTGTCAGATCCATCTCCTCTCGCCGGATTCTGCTCGCCGCTTGGAAAGATTCCACCAGCGCAATGATACTCAAGATGATTCAGATACATGTCCGGATTTTCCCAGTCAAGAATGTACTGCTTCCGTCTGCTCAGCTCCTCCAGAAGTTCGTTCACTGTCGCTGTCAGCTCCATTGTCGGCAGGAGCTTCAGCTCTGTCTGATTCAGCATTTAACGGGCACCCCCCATCTATCAGAAGTTCCAGCAAGAAAGCTTTGATTTTATTGAGACTTTCACGACTTTCTTTTTCGTAAAACGGATCAAAAGATACACTCTGATACAAATCCCATTTAAATTTTCCTTCGGGAAGACTGACATCTTCCTTCCTTTTAAGTCCACATACACTCATGCCATAAATCGAATAATTGAACGAGGCGTTTGCTGTCGGAACTTCATTTGCAACTCTTTTACAGAGTTCGTAAATTTCGTCAATTTCTTTCTTAAACATCTTCATTCTCCTTTCTCTCTGGCGTATCAATATCCCAGAGAATTCCGTACACGATTGCCGCTGTCATTGCCGCCGCAAAAAGCTGCCTGCCCGATCCGCCCCACTGCCAAAATGGAAGGAACGTGGAAAAGCTCCCGATCAGTGCGGCGCAGATGATGTTTTTCATTCACTGATACCTCCTATGATCCACGCAAGGTTGCTTGCTACCAGTGCAGCTGCTGTTACAACCCACGCTGTGAACCATCTCCTTGATTTTTTCTTACTTTCCTCGACAATTTCAGTCGCAAGTGCTACTTCGATGTCAGCCCATGTTGGCTGATTTTCGTTTTTAATTTCACTCATATCGTGCTAATTTCTCCTTATTTGTCTTTACAATTAGCAGATAGAGGCTTATAATTAACCTGTATCCACTAAGGCGTTTTAGTGGGTGCAAAGCTCCGGGGTGGAGGTGTTGGCTCCCTCCGGGGCACTCACTTATTAAGAGCAGCTTTGCCTTTCCAGACATGTCCGGTCACTTCATAGACTTTCCTAGGGCTTATGATGTATGTGATCCTGCCACCGGAAAGGCTTTTTGCTGGCTTGTTATTCTGGATAGCAGTCCCGATCGGCAGCCATCCGTATACAATTCCTGCTCGGATTGATGTTACAGGAAGTCCGATCAGCTTGCTTGCATCAGATACGCTCATACTCTCTGATGAGAACTCTGGCATTTGTGGAATGCCAGATATGATTCTCGCAACCTCTGCGGCGAACTGATGAACTTCTGCATTTTCTTTGATGTAAGTATCAACTTCGCTCATTTTATGCTCCTTTCATATTTGTTTTTATGAATTTTTTTTACCTTTGATTTCTTCTTTCTCTTTTGAGTTTTGAATGGAGATTTCTTTCCGGTAAAATGCGTAAAATTATTTGCTCCCATTATTTATCACCTATTGTATTTCCTTTCCCCTCTACCTATAATGCATTTACAGGCACCGACATGCCGAGTATAACGAAAGGGGAATTATATGGTTGAAACAATCACTCGACTGTATCACTGTCATAAAATTCACAAACATGTGACTGTTTATGAAGAGTATGAGGTTTCTGGTAACAGTCGCCGCCTACTGCGGTGCTCATGTCCATATCATCAATACACGGAAATGAAGCCGCACTGTGATGGGTATAATGACCATGGTTTTCAATGTGGTTATGCAAAAAATCAATAACCAGACTCACTAACTCATCCGGTCGCTCACTGGGCGATAAGTAACAGTAAAGCCGTAGGTCACATTTGCAACAGTCTCCACCAGATTCTTTGCAGTGTTGACTGACGGCTTTATTAAATTGTAATGCGTCTATTGTTTTCACCTCCTAACTTCTTACCACCCTAGCACTAAACGGATTAAAACTGTTGCCACAATTGCTACAATTGCTGGAATCACATATTCCATAATCGGATGGCGTTTCATGTTTTTTACTCCTTTCGTTCTGGAATATTCGGTTCAAGAAACTTGTCAGTTTTATCGGGATTCTTGTATTTTGCAATTGTTTCGCCGACCCCAAGGAAATACCCCTTGTCAAATTCCGACATATTAGGAACTGCCTTGGTTATTGATTCAAGAATCTTTTTTTCTTTTTCAGACATGCACTCACTCCTTTCTTGTGATATACTCTCCTATGAGAGGAGATTAAAATGAAAAATATTGACTTTTCTAACATTGAGTTATCCTTTAGTGAGCGAATAACTCTCCACTTGTTGCCGATTATCAAATCTAATCGTTTCTTTAGATACCAGACACTAGACTATCTGAACCGCCTAGGTCTGCTTGATCGAGATCACGGAGTTTATACCGTGAACCGAAATTGCAAAATGTACTTTCGAATCAAGCGTAAAGAACGAGTTAGATTTATAATCCCAGCAGCAATATCAACCGTTGCCCTATTTGCTGGATATGACGTATACAAGATTCCACTTCTGGACGAAATATTATCAACAGTAAAGACACTATTGATACATATAATGGAAAGTTTGGGAATTTTCCGATAAACCATTCCAGCAACGTTTTCCTTGGCTCGAAAAAATACCAGTGGAAAAACTTTTTTATTTGGCTCGTTGTTTTCACCTCCTTGTTTTTGTTGATGAACAAATAATAGCACTTACATTCTTGTTTGTCAACATGTTTTATCAAATTATTTCCAATTTTTCTTGTTGACCAACAAGCGTAATAATGGTATACTTCATATTAAGAAAGGAGGAACAATGTTGGAAACGATAGGAGAAAGGATCCGATCTATCAGAGAAGAACATCACATGTCCCGAAGAAAATTCGGAGAGGTTCTCGGCACTAGCGAAAACGCTATTGTCAATATAGAATATGATAGATTGAAACGTCCTGACCAGAAAGAACCTATATATAAGCTGATTTGCAAAGAATTTGGAATTAATATGGAATGGCTTATGTACGGGACTGGCGATAAAGAATGTGATGATTTAAGAGATGCTCAAATTTCCGAGTTTGTTGGAAGAACTTTTGAAAACGAATCTGAAACGTTCAAAAAAAGGTTTATTGCCATGCTTTCATCATTAGATGAATCTGATTGGGAAACACTTGAAAAAATTGCAAATTTGCTTCAAAACAAAAAAGAGCAGGAATAACACCTGCTCTCTTTTTATAAGATACCACGAACAAAATGATAAATTATCTTTAATTTTCTGGAGTCCATCTTTTCTAAAAGTTTAATTATTTTTTCTTTATAGTCCATAAATAACCCTCCCTGTCGCAACTACCACCTACACTACAGTATATGTCCGGCCGTGGGAAATAGAACCGAACATTAGTTCGTTTCATGCCATTATATCACTAATGTTTGCCCTTGGCAACTGCCAGATATACACCGATATGTTTATGATTGCATAGAAATTATTCGTAACATCAAAGATATAGTCTTTTCTGTTTAGTGGCAGGGCGAATAAAAACGGCGGCATGGTCTGCTTTATTTCATGGGCACTATTCTTATGTAGGGTAGAAGATCTGTACGCATTTTGGACAGAATACACTTCCGACTCTTCACGGATATAATCGTCTACACACATTGGTAAATAAACAATGTAATTAAGCAAAAGCACAGCTCCTATTATAATTAGTATATTTTTGATTATTTTCATTTCATAAATCACCTCAAAACGTCTATTTACAACTAAATTTAACGATGCTATAATAAAAATAACATATTTAAACACTTTTTTTTGCAAATGGCGAAAACAATGTTTACAAGGGAATGATTTACATGAAAATTGCGATTTGTGACGATGATAATTTACGGATTGAGATTTTCAAAAATAGCATTGACCGATATCTAAAAGAGCATGGTGATGGTGGATATACATTAACCACCTACACCAGCGGAAAGCCTTTGATCGACGATGTTTCAGATGGTGAATGGTATGACATAATAATTCTTGATGTCTCCATTAACGGAGAAAATGGCATAGAGATTGCCAAAAGATTAAGAAAAATCGGATACTATGGAAATATCACTTTTTGGACAGAACGCAAAGAATATGTATTTGATGCACTTGATGTGCTGCCGGTTCATTACATCATTAAAGGCTCTGAGCATGGAAGAATGTATTCAGTTGTTGAACAGACGCTTGAAAATATCCGTGAAAAAACGCTTACTATCAAGAACAAGAACTACTTTCACAGAGCTGAATTCCGGAATATTGAATACATCGAAAGCCAGAACAAATACATAATGATCCATTGCACGTGCGGAATATCGCACAAGGAACGAGGAAAGCTCAATGATATCGAAAAGAGTCTTGACGGAAGATTTTTGCGCTGCCACCAGAGCTATATAGTTAATATGGACGAGGTAAGCGAAGTAAGCCATTTTTTTACGATGGTATCTGGCGCGATCGTCCCGATCAGGCAAAGAGAACTTGCGAAAATAAGAGAAAAATATGAAAACTACGTCATTGGAGGGAAATAAAGCATGAGCGAAGAAAAAACAAAGAAATGCAAGTATTGTAAAACAGAGATTCCGGCAGATGCTAAGGTCTGCCCGCAGTGCCGAAAGAAATTAAAAGGCGGAAAACTCAAATGGGTTGTACTGATAATCCTTGTCGGAGCTATCATCGGAGCTGTAGCTGGCGAAAGTGATTCAGAATCAGATAAAAGCGCAGCAACCGCTACTTCTTCAGAAAAGAAAGAAACTGCTGCTAAATCAAAAGAAGAAGCTGCGCCGATCGAGTATACTGCTGTTTCCGTTAATGATATGATGTCCGATCTTGATAGCAACGCCATGGGTGCATCTGATAAATACAAAGGTAAATATCTTGAGATCACCGGAAAACTTACTAATATTGATGCTTCTGGTGAATACATAAATCTTACGGCAGATGGCGATTTTGAAATCATTGGCGTACAGTGCAATATCAAAAATGACGAGCAAAAATCAAAGGTAGCATCTCTTACCAAAGGCGATAAAGTAACATTAAAAGGAAAATGCACAGATGTTGGAGAAGTCCTTGGATATTCTTTTAACATTGACGAGATTGAGTAAACCAGACTAGCTCCTGCTTAACGGCAGGGGCTGTTTTTATACAAGGAGGAAAATCATGGCAAAAAGAAAGAAGTACCCAAAACTGCCGAATAGCTTCGGGTCTATCCGCTATCTCGGCAAGGGTCGAAGAAACTGCTATGCAGTGCACCCACCGGCAACGCTGGACGCAACAGGAAAAGCGATCCGTCCGCCTGCGATCTGCTACGTTGACGACTATCTGAAAGGGTTCGCTGTTCTAACAGCATACAAAGCCGGGACGTACAAGCCAGGCATGGAAAAAGAGCTTGAGATTGCCACTACAACGGACGCAGACGCCCTTATAAGCCGTATTCTGTCGGACTACAATACATTTAAGGGCACAGAGGAAAAACACCCAGAAACGCACAAATTGACGTTCTCAGAGGTATACGAAAAGTTCATAGCATGGAAGTTCCCGGAAGACACCGATCTGTCGAAGTCTTCAAGGAACGCATACCACTGTGGGTATCTTAACAGCAAGTCCCTGTATGATCGTACATTTGAAGACTTGAAGGCGCCGGATTTGCAAAAGGTTATTGACGACTGCCCGCTCAAAAAGCAGAGTCTAAACACGATTCTCATGCTTTTTAAACAAATGTATAAATTCGCAATCTACTCAGAGATAGTCACGGAAAACAAGGCACTGTATGTTTCTGTTAAAGCAAAAGATGACGTTGAACACGGAACCCCGTTTTCCGATACGGAGCTTCAGACGCTCTGGCAGAACACCGACGACCCGGAAGTGCAGCTCATTCTAATCATGTGTTACTCTGGATGGAGAATTGGCGAGGTCCTGAAGCTTACGACTAATCTTGAAGAGAGATATTTCCAGGGCGGCATCAAGACCGCAGCCGGAAAAGACAGGATCGTTCCGATTCATCCGTCCATATATGAGTTTGCGAAGAACAAGGTCCTGACGCAAAACGGTAAGCTCTGCATCTATTCCCAGACGCAGCACCGAAACGCCCTGTTCTACCCTACATTGGAACGCTTGAAAATAACCGGCAACCCGAAACACACGCCACACGATTGTCGGCATACTTTTTCTACCCTGTGTGAAAAATACGGCGTCCGGGAGAACGACCGGAAGAGGATGTTGGGACATTCGTTCGGAAACGATGTTACGAACGCTGTATACGGTCACAGAACCCTGGAAGAACTCCGAACAGAAATAGAAAAGATAAAAGTCCCATTTGTGACTAACTGTGACTAACCGTTCCTGTTTTTATCACTTTTAAACTTTCTTAATCGCTCCAACAAAAGTCTGCAAAGCCTTGATTTTACTGGCTTTTCCGCATTTTACAAGGGATTCTGAAAAAGTATTTGCAATAATCTAATTTTAATGAAAATCTTCAAGAATCCTTTGTTTATGCGGGTTTCAGGACTTCGTTTGTGACTAATTTGTGACTAACCGTGAAAATCTATATCTTATTAAAATGTCGCAATTTGACGTAAAAAAAGAGAGTCGGGTTTTTAGGCCCAACTCTTTTTCTGACTGTCCGCTCGTGCCACTGCTAACAGCCCCCGAATTGGGACATACAGCTCTTCCGTTCATGCACGGCAGAATCAGTCTGCACTCTTCACTTGTGCGTAGTCACACAGGAAGCTTTACATCATAAGTTCAATCCCTGTGTGACTATTGGTAGTATACCTTGCTTTGAAAGAAAAATCAATCAGAACATTATTTCGTATTTGCCTTCATGTGCTCAATAACTGCTTTCCAGGTATCAATGCCGCAGGTTCCGTTCGCTGTCACACCAACGTTTTTCTGGAAAACTTTAAGGGAGTTGTATGTGTCATTCCCAAACTGTCCGTCAACTTCCACGCCCAGCATTGCCTGAAGCATTGCCACAGCTGTACCAGAACTGCCCTTTCTCAGAATCGGAAGTCTTGTCTGGAAGGTACCGGTGAGTGTTGCTGAAGGTGTACTTGCTTTTGCACCGGTGGTAACAGCGATAGCCACGTGGTGATTATCATTCAGGAGGATATCTCCTGCCTTTAGATAGTCACCGGATGTCAGATACTTACTGTCCGTCAATACTTTCGCACCGGCAGCTTTCATTGCGGCTCTCATGTTTCGTGTTGTCAGATAGATACTGACCGCTTTGAGCTTTGCGTTATTTAAGCGATACCCAGCCCCTTTGACGATAGCTGCTGTGCTCGCACTGCAATCAGATTCACAAGCTACCGTGATCTGCGCCGGATCGTAATTACTTGCCTTTAAGTGCTGCCAGAACGAATACCGGTCATTGCTGTTTCCGGCAGTGCCCTGATCGTACCCGATGAGATTGTTCTGGGCCGCTTTTGTCGCCATGTCTGCGATCATGGCTGCGATTTTGGCGTCATTGAATCTCAGGACACAGAGCCACGGTCTGCTGTACCAGTTCATGATCCGATATTCTGTACCAGTCTGATCTCCTGCTTTCCCACCTGCGTACCTTCCGTTCTCATCATGTCCGCAGTTACTGATTTTTACCATTGTTGTTTCTCCTTTCTGTGTCGTTCCTCTATAGTCCTTGTAGAACACGTCCATATCAACATTTCCACTGATACCGGATACTTTTCCTTTGCTGGAATATTGCCAGCCGATTCCTACTTTTGGTTTTACCCTTGTTTGTATTGTTCCGTTATCGGGGTCTGGGTAATGTGCAATCCAGCACTCATACTTTCTGAGTGCGTCAGTCAGAACGCCGTTGTACCAGTCCAGATTGCAGTAGATACCGACCTTATAACCAGCTTTTTTCATCCTTGTCAGAAAGGCAACTGCAATGTTTTCGACTGCCTGTTTACCGAGTTTTCGCTGATTAGACCACTCGAGATCATAAAACATCGGAAAGTCCAGTCCTCGCCCGTTTAGTGCGGCGATCACATCTTCCGCCTCATCAATAGCCTGTGCCGGTGTCAGAGCGTATGAATATTTATATCCGCCGATAAGGATTCCGTTGCTCTTGCATCCCTTGTAGTTGTACTCGAATGAGCCGTCAACACCTGTTTTCTGATGGATTCTTAAGATTGCGAATTTGATACCGGATTTAGCCACTTTCGCCCAGTCTGGTTTCCCCTGATTGGATGATACGTCAATTCCTTTAATTTCCAATTTATCAGCTCCTTTTTATGAAATTTTCAAAGTTTCTTAATGAACTAAATGGGAAGAGGAAAATTAACTCCAAGTAGAAATTTTGCTCCATACACCATTTTCATAATGAGCCGCAGCTAAAGTCTTATTATCATTTCTTATTACTATTTAATTCATTAAGTGCTCCAACCACCGTCTGGTTGCTCGTCTGCAAGTTACTGATGACCGCATTGGTCAGTTTCCCAACAATTCAGTTCCAGATTCCGCTGAACGGTGAAAGCTTGTTTGCCTTTGCCGCTGCATCGTAAATCATTAAGGAATCCGCATCCTCCGGTGTTGCTTTCTGTGAATACTCATTAAATTTTCCCATTACTGTAATCTCCTTTCTAATTCCTTAATACGTTTCTCTTGCTCGTCAACCTTTGCGCTAAGTTCCTGTATGGCTTTGATGGCGTAGTTCAGCAGATACGGACTGTTAATCTGCTTAACATCCATCTCGCCGTTTTCGTCATATCCGCCGCCCAGAGCCAAGTTCGGGTCGATTTCTTCCAGTTCGTCCGCCACAAAACCGATGTTCTGATGCCATCCACCTCTTTCTTTTTTCCAATCGAACTGACGGACCTTCATTTGGTTGACCGTTTCAAGAGCGTCTGTTTCACTGTTTTCGATGTTTTCTTTTAGGCGGATATCGGAAACTTGTGAGGTTGTATATAAATAGTCTGTGCTAAAGCCAGATCCACCCCATTTAGCACGGATTCCTAAACGTCTGTATGTTGCCGCATCTCCGTGCTTACTGCCTGTTCCCGAAAAAAGATAGGCCACTTGCGAATCATCTGCACTTACAGACGCTACTGGCTGTCTTTTTACCGCTTCACTCGATCCACTCGCTATTTTCGCTTGATTTTCGTGATCGTAAAAAAAGAGTTTTCCTTCCATCACGGCATTTTTACTGACCGTTAATTTATCGAAATCGCCTATGATATTACTGAGCAAATCAAAATAAATAATACTTTTTTCAAGTTGCAAGGTATCATCTGTATCCGTACCGCCACCCGCTATATCCTCGGTAAAGGTCAAACCTTTCTTGTTAAATGCAATTTTACCCTTTGCATTTTTATCGGTCAGTGTCGTCGCTCTAGTTTCTATTCCATTTTGTCCAATGGTTAAGATCAAACTTCCACTGCTATCGTAGATTTTCACCAAGCCGTTTCCGTCATTCCGCCCGCCGAGTGCAAGTATTCCACCTTTGGCGGCGTTGAACGAAATATACAGTGTCTGGTTTCCACTTTCATCTTTTTCGTAGTACAGACCCTTGAACTTCCCATCATCTGACAGAATATCAACTATCTGTTCCTGTGTCAGTGATGCCACATCGACCGCAACGGAATATGTCTGGTAGTCCGCAAGTTTCGTTTTCGATTGGTCAAAATACAGTGAAACCTTGAGCATGTCATGTGCCTTGAGTGACAGGTTATTGACATTAACGCTCAAACGGTCAAGTGCCGCAGTCTGCGATACCGTGAGTATTGCCCATGTAGCACCGCTGTCGGTGGATTTTTCCAGTTTCCACCAACCTTTTTGCGACTGTGCAACTTCTCCGTTTCCGTCACGATAGAACGAGTCTACAATGAGTGACGACGGTGTTATCTTTTTGTCTGCCCCCATCAGCAACACATCCGCATTGCTCTGGAAGAAGTAAGTCCTTCCGGCAGTCCCCTGTTCACCCTTAATCTTTGTCCAGCTATATTTCGTCGGGTCGGTGCTATCGTCTGGCGTGTAATCGGTATACTGCCCGATGTACAGCTTATTGACACTATCATCTACGGAGAAACCTGTTTTACCATCAGCGCTATTTGCATATGCAATATGGAAGTATGGTGTTTTTCCGTTCGCTCCCGGTGTTCCCGGCACGCCCTGCGCTCCGTCTGCCCCCTTAATCAGTGACCACGTATACTTTGTCGGGTCTGTGCTGTCGGCTTCCACGAAGTCCACATACATACCGATATACTCACGGTTTCCGTCACTTACCGAAAAGTCTTTCGTTCCATCTGCGCTATTGGCGTAAGCAAGGTGCGTGTACTGTGTCTTTCCGTCTTTACCATCTTTTCCCGGGATGCCGTTTTCTCCATCCTTGCCATCATATCCATCAACGCCACGGAACCGGCTCCACGTATAGTCTGCCGGATTAGTGCTTTCTGTAGCCGTGTCCTTATTTGTTGCAATGCCGATATAGGTCGCCTGTGTCACCGTATAGATTTGCTCTCCGGTGCTGTCCAGAATCGGACTGCCAGCGCTGTCTAACAGCGGCACATAATCCGGGTTGTCTGACATGTCAAGGCCGTCTGGTCTTGTAGCGTATTTCATCCAAGTGTAAGAAGACTTGCCATCCGCTCCTTTCGGCCCTTGTGCGCCTTGGTCGCCCTCGAATTTCGCCCACGTGTACTTGTTCGGGTCGGTACTGTCAACGCCAGAAAAGTCTGTATAAGTTCCGATGTACTTGTTTGGCGTCTTGCTCATCTGCGCCGCTGTCGGGTTCTGTACCGGTGCGTACTGGATATGCAGATACGTTGTCTTTCCATCTGTTCCAACGCCCGGGATTCCCTGCGGTCCGGCGTACTGTTTCGCTATCGAAAATCTCTTTGTCACTGCCAGATTATTTAGATACACTGCCCGGATATCAACCCAGCCACTGTCTGCGGTCAGCCCAGTAACAGTGTATGTTTTGCTTTCCTTATCCCAACTTCCCAGTATATTCCGGGATGCTGTAATTGTATACGTACAGTTATCCGTAATATCCTGTGTGCCGTACATGACGGTCGCCGTTGTGGTGCACTCCGGGAACTCTGTATAGTTGCCGTCAGAGTCTACCGGGATGCCTTGATAGTCGTTATCAAGCTGCATGGTCATGTTTCTGGCCAGAGCTGCCATGCTCTCAACATCTTCAATCTTTTCATCAAGTGGCTTACCGCCGATCGTCACATAACTTCCGTCAAGGGTAACTGATCCAGTATCCATATCTGCTTCAAATATCGCATTCCCGCTTTTGTCTCTTACAATGAGCGTTCCTGCGTTGATATAATCAGCATTGATGCCTTCCGCATAGAGTAGTCTGGTTATTAATTCGCCAGTCACCGCAAAGCCGTAAGGATACGTTTTTCCACCATCAATCGACACGGCAAATGCTTCTGCTGTCAGTTTCCAGATTATGTTAGATTCCGCCATGGTTGCTTTGTTGTGCATATAGTATATGATACTACCATCCTGTTGTGGCTCCTGTGTCATATACAGACCGCTCGAAGAGCTGAGTGCTTCAGCTAATCTCTTTATAGCCTCTTCTCTTGCGGATGTTTCTTTTTGTACCATCTGACGTGCCGCAACTATAGCTTTCGTGCTGTTCCCGTAAAAGTCACTGCTGCCTCTGATTGGATCATCGGCCTGTGTCTTAACTGTAGTCAGGCCGCCCACGTTACCTGATACATCTGTCAGAGGAGTAAGGTACTTATTCCCTAATCGGTCGTAAGTGTACACCATGTCTCCAAACTCGACGAGCGGGTTGTACACCAGATCACCCTCAAGATTCCGGAATCGTGCTCCTGCAATCTGTTCGCCGATAATATTCGCCACTGTCTGAAGCTGATCGGTATCAATCAGCTCGTTCTCAAGTTCAAGGACGTAGCCTTCCTCTCCGTACATGCCGGAATAATCAGTATTAGCATCGTCGTTTGACTGCCCGTTCGTTACCTTGATTCCAGTTATAACTATATCGTCACTAGAAAGTGTAGGTGGGTTTCCATAGTTCTTCAATTCCGGAACATCTGCTTTTTCAAAATCCCATTTCACAAACTGGAGATTCCCGGAATAATCAATCCGGGCATTCGCAGACTCAACCATAGCCGCATACCCGAACAACTGGCGAAACGTCATACTGTCAGGAACGCTTCTTATTATAATATCGCCATGTTTCATAGTCAGATTCATGCCTATGCCGACAGTCTTACAAGCATCTCTGACAAGGTTAATGAGTGACTGCGGCAGTTTCAATCCGCTGGTATATGTCTTATTCGCCTTATACATATCATCCAGAGCCGTGACGTTGATGATATCCGAATACTGCTCTGGCGTAGTGACTGTATAGACTCCCTTGTCAATAGTTTCAATAATATCCTTTGTGGCAGCCTGTGTCGCAATGATAGGATCACCAGTACTATCCAGAATCGGGTTATAACTTTCGTCCAGCAGCGTGCTTACAGACTCCGACGCCGCATACGACGTCTGAAGCTTCAGATAAGCATGAATCTTAGCTCCGTAAAAGTTATAGTTCTTCCATTGCTCCTGATCGTTATTAATACTCAGCGTCAGCGTTTTACAGACGGTAGCACCGATCGGAAAACTACTGCTCTCTGCGCAATCGGAAAACCCGTTGTCGCCGTTCATGATATCTTTATTGATAGTCTTTTTCGTCCCGTCAGGAAAGGTGATATCCACCATCATTCTGACCGGCTCACCAGCTTCAAGCTTTTCTTTAAATGTGTTACTTACATTAATCACAGTGGATTCACCCCCGTCATATTAAACTCTAATGATGACATAATCTTTCTATCGTCCGACAGTTCCCCGATAGCTATGTTTTGTGTCTGACCTACGTAGAACGGAGCGTCTCTCCAAACTCCGTAATACGGCGAAAAATAATGTAGCGTAAATTTATGTCCTTTTGCTATCATTTGCAAAATCTTAGTTGCTTCCTCCATTGGGAGGTCGCTACCCTTATATGTATACTGTTCTACAGTGAACATTGGCGTGAAGTAGCCTACGCCGTACTGCGTCCTCTGACTGGATTCCGTGTAAGTCGTGGCAAAGGAGAGCGCAAGGTCTTTATCTGGCTGCCAAATCACTGTTCCATTGATTTTATACTTTTCCATGACGCCCTCCTTTCTATGCCATCTCAAACGGGTTTCTGCCGCTTGTATCTCGTCTCATCTGCGCTTCTTTCATCATCTCATCAAACAGTGTCCTGCGATTGATCTGCGCTGTAAACCGGTAGCTTCCACCGCCTGCCTGTCGTCCTGCTGTTTCTTCCCGGACGATCTTTCTGAGCAGAGCCTCCGGCGTCTCGATGTTGTTACCCTGTTTCTGATCTCCAAGTACAGCCAGAAATTCACTTCTTGGTGGGATAACTGCACCTTTTGCCAGATACGGGACTGTTGGAACTCTTGGAAAAGTTGCTCTGAATCCGATAGTCTTTGAGCCGAATGGCGTTGGCACTTTCCATGGCCCGAATGAGAATGCCGATTCAACTGCACTAACAACCCCATTCACTTTACTGATGGCGCCATTTACGACACTTATGATATTGTTTAGAACAGACCTAATAGCATCTCTCATTCCATTAAATACATTAACTACAGTGTTTTTAGCGGATGTGAATTTATCAACGATAGCATTCTTGATTCTTTCAACAAAACCACTAACGGTAGACCATATAGCATTCCATTTCTGATGTGCACTGGTCTTTATGTTCCCCCAAATGGTCGTCATTTTGGTAGCTAGACCTCTGAGTTTATTTCCAATATCCTCAACAAAACGCCTTGTTTTATTAGAAATCCAATCCCATACCTTTCCAGCCATTTCTTTGATTTTGTCCCAGTTTTTGTACAGTAATACACCAATCGCAATACATGCGCCGACTGCAAGAACAAAGACTCCACCTGGTCCGATAGCTGTTGCAATAGCTTTGATACCACCCATGATGCCGCCCGTACCAGTCATTAGTGCGATAAGCCCCTTTGCGGCCATAGCTATCCCAGACACGCTCTTAATAACACTTGATGCCAATCCTGCAATCTTTGCTGCAGCGAACGCCCCGATCAGGGCCGCACCGAACGCTTCAACTATCGGCTGATGATCGGCGAGAAATGTAGCTACTTTTGACACTAGATTAATCACTGTCGGAATCCCTACCTCAATAACCCATGTCAACATCGGGAGAACAATGTTTTTGTAAATCCATTCAAGGACATTTCCAATAGATTCCAAAATTGGTGCAAATGTACTTGTTAGATTACTAATAGACTCCAGTAATGGATAGAAGTCCAAGTTCGCCGCCCATGCTGCTGTATCTGCGGCAATTTTCTCAACGAACTGCATGACTACTACGAGAGCGTCTGCAATGTTCTGTATAATCTGCGTTCCGACATTGTTCTTGTTCCACGCGTCAGCAAAACCGGAAGCAATATTTCCAATAGTTTTAAGCACATTCTGAGCAATCCTCAGCATGGTTGTAAGCATTGTCGTACCTGTGCCATTTGTCCAGACTTCTACAAGGCTCCTGCCTACACTCTTAGCGAGCTTTGCGATTCCCGACAAGGCTATCTGCGCCGCACTAATGGTGTTCTTGCCCTCTTTTTCCCAAGCGTCCTGAAATGGTTTCCAGAGCTTTTTTAAGAGCTTCGCAAGCTTTTCGGCTGATTTGCTGATTTTATCCAGCGCAGTTTCGCCCTCTGCTACTTTTCCGTAATCTACGTTGCTGACTGCACTCGGAAGAGATGTTCCGCCGCCACTGCCGCTACCGGATGCCGACGGAGTTTTGCTTGCTGTTGATGATGTATCCTGTGTAGAATACCGATTAATTTCATCGAGCGGACTAAGATATCCTTTCGCTGCTTTTGCCGCATCTTTTGTTGCATCGGCTACATCTTCTGTAGAATCCGCAAGCTTACCGGCGTTGTCTGCTGCCTGTCCGTAAGCATCTGCCGTATCCTGCACGCCACTTATATCGCCTGTGAGGCCCGCTCCACTTCCGCTTGTCTGACCGGAGGATTTCTTTCCGGTTATAAGTTCTGTGAAGCTTTTAAAAGCATTTGCCAGAGTCGCCAATTTACCGAGTAGAATATTGATTACTTTCAGTACAGGCGTGAAAATATTAATCAGCCCCTGTCCGACTGTTGCCTTGAGAGACTGTAACTGCAACTGCATCACTCGCACCTGGTTCGCCCAGCTGTCTGAAGTACGAATGAAATCTCCAGATGCAGCCGATAACTGTTTCTGCACAAAAGCCAGACGGAGAGCAACTTTCTCCTGTTCTGTCATTTCAGATGTGGTTTTTCCGTAGCCGTTGGCAAGCGCGTACTGGTCAAGTGCGCTCTGTGTGAGGACCACGCCCAAATCTTTGAGTGTTTCCGTTTCGCCTGTAAACACTGATTTTAGCTTAATATAAGCCAAGTCCTGACTGATGTTATAGAATGATGCTACATCGCCAGTTAGCTGTGTCAGAGCCGTTGACATATCATAAGCCTGTGCTTCAGAGAATCCGAATGACTTAGACATTGCTCCGAAAGTACCAACATACCTTTTTGCCATCGTTTCTGACAGTCCGGCTGAGGTCATGGCGTTCTTTGCGAATTCGTTTACCTTGTCAGACATGGTGGTAAATGTAACATCGACCACATTTTGAACTTCTGCCAGATCAGAGCCGAGTTCCACGCACTCTTTTCCGAACTGCGCTAATTTGCCAACTGCAAAAGCCCCACCAATCAGCAGACCGATTTTTTTTACAGCACTCCCAAGGCCGTTAAATGACTGTTTTATAGCTGATACGCCATTTCGGACACCGGTTGTATCCATTCTGGTATCAATAATGACTGAGCCATCAGCAGCCATGCGTTCACCTCCTAACTATTTGAGGTTCAACATCTCATTCAGCGCATCCTTGTACGCTTGCTCTTCATCGCTGAGACGTGTTTTTATATCAATAATGTTCTTGTTTTCCTGATAGAATTTCTTTTCCCATTTATCGAGTTTTTCGCCCTTCGCCTTTTTCGACCGGATCCCAACAACCGTGTTGAACAGACACTCACCGGATTCCATGAAGTAGCCGAAGAACGTCCACCAGTGCATATACGATACGGATCTGATTTCTTTACCGGCAACCTTGTTTACAGCCGGCACGATCATGTCTCCATCCTGTTCCCAGTCCATTAAGCGGGGCTTTGGTTTATTTGGATTATCGTCCAATTGTCCGCAGTCGATGAACTCTGATGCTTTCTGACAAGCTTCTGTAAGATGTTCTGGGGGTATGCTTTGCCAGTCCTCGAACAAAATCTGCAACATAACAACTGCTTTCGCCTGTTCGTCCAGCTCCGGGTCGTTCATAGCTATAAGAATATCAATGATTGCTCGAAAATCTGTCCTGATAGAAAAATCCACCCCACTGATGTTTAGTGAGGTGGGAAGCTCATAGGCGGTCATTTTGTATACTTCTCCGTATACTTATTGACTGCTGCCTGCATTTTCTTTTTTCTCTTTTCGATTTCCGGCGCAATTGCTTCTGCGATCTTATCCAGAACAATGTAAGCGAACACCTGACCATTTCCGAAAACGGTTGTTGAGGTAATTGGTTCTTTGAACAGGTCTTTTGATGCTTCATATCCGAGCAGATAATTGATTTTATCCTCGATCTGTTTGTTCAGCTCTGCCATTTCTTTGCCAGAAGTGACTTTCTGAATAGAATCTTTGAGCTGCTCGAAGTATTCTGTCAGTTCCTCTGCACGTGCTGCTACATTGATATCAGTCGGATTTAATTTGAAAGAAGAAAAAACTTCGTCTTCGTTGTTAGTGAATGTGAAAATGAGAATTCCATCATCAATTTTTGTATTAATTACTTTTGCCATTTGGCGTGCCCTCCTTGCATATGTGCTTATTCGCTGTCAGCTGTGAATGTACCGGAACTGATATCAAATTTTCCTTTTACACGTTCGCCGGTATAGTTGACGGTAAATGGAATCTGATAGCCGGATGTATCGCCGCCGTAGGAGGTCGGCACAACGTAGCAGTCCTGCTGATATGCTTCATACTTGCCTGCTGTGGCTTCTGTCCAGAGATGAACTTCAACTGCTTTTGTCTTGAGGTTATCGTCTTTGAGACGTCCATCTACGATCTTCTGCAACGCTGTGAACAGGTCTGATGTGGTATCTGCATAGAACGGATCAGCGTCAGAAGAAACTTCATAGCCATTGTGTTTAAATGTGGATTCTCCGAGAATGTTTTTAGAGGTTTCGGTATCTGGATTGAGTTCTACATTGTACTCTTCCAGATCTTTTCCAAGACGTTCATATTTCGGTGTCAGTCCTCCGCAGAGGGAACCTGCGTCGATATAATGAGCCATATATTTACGGTCAATTTTGCCTGTAATTGCCATAGAAATGTCCTTTCTGCCTATAACTTTTAAAAGGCTGTGTAGGTTAGCGACTATCTCTAATTGATAGCCGGTTGTTACTTGTTATATTACTTCATAAGTATTTTCATAGCGTACCGATAATGGCAATAGCCAATCCTGTACGCCGCTCTCCTGTGGCTCTAAACCATAGGAGTTGTCACGTGTAATACGTTTTATCGCTCGTCCCTGTGAAAGCTCAGGAAACGCATTTAAACGCGTCTCAGAGCCATTTATGACAACTGGTTCCCGGCATATCCATTTTCCGAGGTTGTCAAGGAACTTCTGAACAGATAGCTTCTGTCGTTCCTTGTCGGACGCTGTTCGGTATACCACATAAAAGGGGTACTGACATACCTGATGCATTGTTCCACAGACATCTTCTTTTTCTGAATAGACCAGCGCCCCGTTGTCTGCTGAGAACGCAATCCCTGATTCTTTGCCAAGTTCCTCAAATTTGATTGTTTCATTTTCGTACAGTCCCGGATACTGGTTCAGAAGTGCTTTCATGGCATCTGTCAGAATCTCGTATCCAGTTGCGTCTTTACCGATAGGTTTATCCGCCATGTCTGCCACCTCCTGCCTGTGCTTTTACCTTGCGAAGCCATGTACTGCCGTATTGTCGTTTAGCGGCATCGAACCACTTTGCCTGTGCCCGTGGGTGTGCCTGTTTGGTGTATTCAAGATTTTCTTTTGCGGCTGTCTGACCAGAAAACTGACTAACGAGAACTTTCTTTGCTCCACGTCTTGCGTAGGGACTTCCAGTTGCTTCGTCAACCATTCCTTTTCCCTCATATAGAAAACGCCCATAAGGAGCCGCCGCCGCACACACAAGTCCAGTTCCTTGCAAGGATGTACTTTCGATTCTTGTCCGGTTGATGAAATTTCCGGTAATCATCGGCATAAACGGAACCATACTGTCCATAACCATTCCATCAAGGAGATACTGAGCTTCTTGATACTGTCTAGAGAACCTGTCCATATTTAGCTTGATTTTCATATCTCCATCGACTACGGAGAACCCTTTGAAATGATGAATTTTACTCATATCACTTACCTAGAATCTCAAAGTGTGGAATCAGTGTATATGGTCCGCCTACACTGGTAATCTTAAACACGTTATCCTTGTTCTCGTTCATGTACTGATAGAATCCGTTCCGATAATCACCATCAGATACCGTTCCGCCAGTCCACTCGCCCTCCCAGAAGAATGATTCATCTGAGAATGTGATAGTATCTTCCAGAGCGTTGTTAATCTGCCTTTTCCACTCTTTAGGTGGCACCCATGGGAGAATCTTGCCATCCTTGTCAGCAATGGTTACATCGCCGTTCTGGATAGTATATCGAACGTGTAACTGTGCGTTGTCAGTTGCGTCTGGCCCGTACTTTTTAAGGATTGCTCCTTTGTCAGTAATGAGGTCAACGCCGGATAAAACATGAGGATACCAGTACGCATCTCCTGTCGTGGCTGATTCATAATAATCAAAAATCGTCACAGTTTTGCTATACATGATACCCTCTCCTTAATATTATTCTTTCTGCGTTGTCTGCTTAATAACCTGATTTACACCAGTAGCCGACAATCCGTTAAACATACCAACTGCAACTGCCGTGATATAGTCCGATGCCGGGAAATCCGGGATAACTCCCATCCCGACAGCTCCAAGAATCCCACCAATAACCGCCATGATTACTGGAATCCATTCATCAGAGATTCTTTTTGATGCTTTACAGCCCATTCCTACGATGTAGCAAATCATAACGATTGCTATACATGAGC